CAGTAAAATTTTTAGTAAAGGATTTGCTTTGTATATAAGCAATATCTCCAATACTATTTATATCTGCACTAGCAAATGTAGTAAGATCATAATCACCATCTTTATTTCTAATAAATGCATTTTCCATATTACTAATCATAGATACGCTCCATTGATTTTCACCAACAAATGGTATAATTAATCCATGTGCAAAATATGAAATAGGTGTTTTTAATACATTTACATTAGATTCACTAACAGTAGCTTCTTGAACTGTTAAAACACTAACTTGTTGCGTTGCCACAAGAAAATAATCATCTAAATGAAAATGAATATAATTTTTATCACCACTAGAATAAGATTGAGGCATTAAAACATCAAATGTTCCATCATGTGTCGTTGAACCAGATGTAGCACTACCTTGAGAAACATTTAATATTGGTACTGGAAATACCTTACCATAAACAGCTTGTATTGGAGTAGTGGTTATATCAACAAAATCATATTCCCCATAAACAGTTGGTTCATATATTCCTTTTATACTGTGTTTGGTTTGTGGAAACGATATTTTATCCCAAGGACGATGTGAATTAATTTGTAATGATAATGTTTGATTTTGATCAATTTTTACATCAACTAATCTACCTGTAAAAATACGTTGACAGTTAGTTAAAGAATCTGATCCATTAAACTGTGCATATACACGTACAACTTTATTTAAATAATTATTTGTACCATTGAAGATGCTTTTATATAAATCAATACCATTAAAAACTACATTAGCGACATTTAAAGAAATATTACTTGTAGTAGATTTACCAGCAGTTATATCAATAGAATCACGTACACTAACATTTTTATTTAATACTGCACCAGGATAAAAATTATTATCTACTGTCGCATCGCTATTAGCAATTCCAAAACTATGAATAAATTCATCAAAACCACCAACTGACCATGTAGCATTTGTAATTGTGCCACTATTTGAGTTACTACTACTATCAGCAACTGTTGATCCTGTACCTTCATCTAATTTCCAATAGCCAACTAAGTTTGATGCAGTGCTATCAATAGTTCTGTTATAGTAGTGTGCAATTTGATTATCTGATCGTGCGGTAGACCACACACGAGCATGTGCAATTCTATTACTAAATTCATTATTTTGTTCAAAATTAGCACCAATGGTCACCTCTCCTGAAGTACCAGCAGTTGGAGAATTAGATACATTAGTTGTGACAGTACCAATTTTAACGCCATCAACATAAAATCTCATCTCATCATTACTATCATCTCGTAATACGGCTACATGATGCCAGTTATTTACAGTAATAGCACTAGTCGTAACAGTATTAGATACAGTTGATCCAGTTCCATATTGATACTTACATCTAAGACCATTATTACTTAAAGCAATTTGCCAATTTGTATTCTTAGCGGCAGTTGATCCATCTTGACTTCGCTCTAGTATAATTTGAGTACCACTACTGGAAGTATAAGAATCTGTTTTTATCCACGCTTCCAATGTAAAACTAACATACCGATCCAACACATTACCAAAAGATACATAGTCATCCGTACCATCGAACTCTAAACAAGTATCATTATCAGCACTAAATTGAAATAGCCAATTTTCATTGACGTTGGATTCTGATGGCGCATTACTTAATGCCATACTACGCTAATCCTTGATTGTTAACTTTCTGTATTTCTGGAATTAAATTATCTCTTACAAACTCATCGTTACCAATCATGTTTCCTGAGATATTGATAGTAACTCCACCTGAGTTGCCAGTTCTATTCATATTGGCGAGGTTTTGAACACCAATATTCTGCACTGCGGATCTCTTCATTATAAACTCACCTGCTTGAGCCATAATAGGTACATTGTCTTCGCCTTGTACTTGACCACCTTGCGCAAAGCGTTGGATTCCGTTTTGTTTTATTAAACCGCCTGTGTGACCTACAAACATTCCAGCAGATTGAATTACCGCACCAGGTATTTGACCACCTGGTACTAACATTAACAAACTTCCTACCATTTGAAATAATTGGCTTTTCGTGATCTCAGACTCACCACGTAAAGTAGCCATTGCTCTTGATGCAGCAAGAATACTATTAGCAAATTGGTTTGCACTATCCACGTTGGATTTCATGTTTTGGACTAATTTTTTACCAGATTCTTTATTTAATGCTTCTAATTCTTGCTTTGCTTTTTTAAAAGTGTCCTGCCTCTCCTCTTCTAAAAACTCTTCTTGATCTAATTCTGCTTGTAATTTGTCTAATTCCTGTTGCGCTTTACTTTTTGTAATGTTCTTTAATTCTCTTTCTAATGTAATTCGGCTCTGAAGACGAGCATTAATTATCTCTATTTGCTGTATAGCGATTCTCATATCTTCACTCATCTTACCAGAGTTTTTAATTCTTTCTACCTCAACTGCATCTACACCATTCATTGCTGCTTCTTGTGCTAATAGTGATGCAACTTGGTCTCTATATCCTTCAGTCAATGAATCAAGGCTTTTCGTATAACTAGCATTGCGTTCTGCCATTGTAGTGACCACAGTATCTACTGTGTTTAGTGATGCTAAATAAGCCTCTAACTGAGCCTTTTGATCCTCTAAAGAATCTGTTGAATCATCTACACTTGTTTTCAAATGATCAAATGTGCCAGCCATTTGAAAAAGTTTATCGATACCTAAGACTGTTCCAGCTAAAAGTATTGCTTTGAATATTTTTCCATAGCTAGCAAGTGCTGCATTTGCAAGTAGTGCTTGTACTCTTAAAAGACCAAATGCAGTTGCTAAAGCACCAATACTTGTAGCAACTTCCGCAGTACGTTTTGCATCCATAGCTCTAAAAAATCTTTCTGCGGCGTGCGCTGTTTCTGTTAATGGTCCTAGGACACTATCTCCAATCCTAGCAGCAAAACGAGTCATTGCATCTTGCATATTACTTACTGCACCAGAAAAAGTTTTTGATAAGCGATCTGCACTTCCACTAACACGACCATCTGGATCGGTCATTGCTCTTATTAAGGCAACTCTAAACTCAGGCAATGTTGTTTTAGTAAGATCCGTTATTCCTTGAGAATCTTTAATGAGTTGTAGTATGCCTTTTTCTCTGAGAATGTCGGCAGCACCTGCACCCCCAGCAAAGGCACGACCAAGCGCACTAGCAGCTTCCGTTGCAGTAGTATCCATATATGCTGCTAAGTCAGCAGTTGCTCTGAGCGTTAGTTTTGCATTTAACCCAAATGCTTCTAACTGCGCACCTGCGTTTACAACATCTGCTAATTGAAATGGAGTAGTGGCTGCTACTTGATTAAATGCTTTAAATGCAGATTCAGCTTGTTGCACACCACCAGTTAAGCCAACTAATCTTGTTTTCACATCTTGAAAACCAGATGATGCTTGAACAAATTTATTCATAACTGCTACAGCACCACCCAAAGCAAAGCTATATACTAAGATTTTATTTCTTAAACTACCAAGACCTGCCATTAAGCCTTGAGTTTCACCACGCATTCTATCCGCAGCTTTGTTATATCCTTTGGTGTTTTTCTCTAAATCTCTTACACTTCTTGTCGCACGTGAAAAACCTTTAGTGCGTACTTCAATAATAAACTTTTTTTCAGCCATTTTTCTTCTTCATGTCTTCAGATTGCAATGCATTAAATTCTTCATCTATAGCTGAAAAGATGACTAAGCGATGATAATCTGCATTATCTATCGTTGTAGCCAGTGGTAGGTTAAATCTTTTCATAGCCATGTACTCCTCAAGCGCAAATATAGTCTCAGGCGTTAGAAAGTATGTAGAGTCAGCACAGAATACCAATGAGTAATATAACGCAGCACCAAGCGTAAATTTCCCATCACTATCTTGTTCTACGATACGACCAATCTCTTCCCATAGTTCATCCTCTGTATACGTGATGTTTTTCTTGAGTGTAGGAGACTGCGCAGTGTATGGAAAAGCTAAGTTGCGTGTGGGTTGGTTCTTATAACTCATCCACACGGCAACTCGGTGCATAATTACTTTTTTTTGTTTGGTTCTTTGTATGCGTTATAAATAGCCATTAAGACACTATCGATTGCATTATCATCTAGTTTACCTAATTGCTTTTCTGGATCGGTAAATGAATGATTTAATATCCAATCTAGTACAGTAAAGAATTTGGATGTGTCTATCTCACCTTCTTTTGTAATAGCACCTACTTCAAGTTTATGCAGTTCTCTGCGTGACTTAAAACTAATGTCAGGTACATCAAATGTACCATGGTCTGTTTTTACTTTCATGTTTCATCCTACGATGAAAACGGCGTGTGTTAAGCGATCGTGATTGAAATTATATTTCCTGCTTCGTTAGCTCCAAAAGCTCTAAAAGGTATTGTCTGTAGTAAGAAATCACTTACTTCAGGCTTGGAATTGTCAATCATTACATCTGGTAATGATATGGTTAAACCACTTGACTCTGCAATCGAAAGCGCAATACCTGTACTATCTCCTTTGATATGAGCTATTAAGTCATGTATAGAATCATCACGTTTTGCAGTAATAGAACCTGTAACTTCATAAGGACCTGTTTGCACGTAACCAAATGGTTTATAATCAGTTGTATTCTGATGATGTACTCTTGCAAGTGGTCTTGATATAGTGATTTCAAAGTTATTTAAGACTAATGGTTCAGTATCTAGTGTAGATGCAGATAAATCAAAAATATTTTTTGGTGCAGCTTCATCTAAAGTGGTTGATGATGGTGTAAGAGCAGTTTCAGTAGGTTGATAAGCACTAATAAAGGTAGTTTCTACTACCATTTCACCACCATTCGTGCCTACATCTTCTCGTATAACCATTTGAGTAGCCATACATCCTGCCATAACCACATCATCATTTGGAGTAGATTCTGAAGAATCAGAACCTGCATTGGCAAATAA